ATTCCAATTTCAACAGCTCTATTAGCTAAATTTCTAAGCTTTATATCTTCGTCGTTTGACAATTCTATAAATAACTCAGGGTCATTTTTAGCAAATCTATAAGCGTCTCTTTTTATTTCTTTTGAAGACATACCTGAAACTGCTGATCCTAATTCAGTTCGCATTATTGCTTCTAAATGTTCAATGTCTAAAGTTCTAGCTAAATTTAACGCTTCCAACTCCAACTCTTGCATTTCAATTTCATCGACCGCTTCGGCAACTTCGTCTACTTCTGTCCAAAGTAAACCTGCTTGCGGGTGATATAAAGAAAGTAATTTTTGTAAAGACTGTTGTTGTTTAGGAACTTCTAAAATTCCATCTAAAAATATTACATGCCCTAAAGTAACATAGCCTTCTTGCTCGTCTACAAATATAGATTTTTGATTTGTAGCATATCGTATTTCTTTATTATCGCCGTTTTCTTCATCAAACCAAAAAAGAGGTTTTCTTACTGTATGCTTTGATTGTATAGTCCAGCTTATAGGAGATTTATTTCCAGAAAGCATATAGACTCTATCTTTTATTTCCCAATTTTTTTCAATTGGTCTAGTTTTAATTTTTGTTGTCATGATATAATATAATAAAATTAAAAAAGAGGGTAAGGGGCAGCATAGCCGCCCCGTCCTCTAATAATGGTTATGCTTTAAATAATACAAAGTTATTAGCACCTTGTACAATTAAACATCTTTCAGATAAATAATGCATTCTCATTTCATCAATTGGAGATGAAGAAGCACCACCTACAGATCCAGTAACCCAAGACTTCATTTTTCTGTTTTCAGTTTCAGAAGCTCTATATCTTATATGCAAGAAAGGTCTTTTAATATTCTGTCCAAGATTTTGGTCATATACTGTTGAGGTACCAGCAGGAACTAATACACCTTCAATATCTTTAAAACCACCTCTTGTTGAGAAATCATTTAAATATTTCCAATCTGTTTTATAAAAATCATAAGAACCTCTTCTGTATCCAGTAAATCCTAGATTAAGAGCCATATCCTCACTGTTGTTAAATACACCAAAAGAAGTACCTCCTGAGTATCCACCATTTTGTTGAGCAAGAATATCATCAATTTCTAAAGAAAGATCTCTACCTAAGAAAAGCATATTTTCTTCAATAGCACCTTGCTTGTCTAATTGCTTAAGTACTGCATCAAAATCAGTTAGAGCACCACCAGAAGATTGTGCACCAAAGTCAGAATATACATTACCTCTTGCTTCAATAGCTTCAAAGAAACCTTCTGTACCTCTAGCGGTAGCAGTGATATTAGAATCATAGAAGTTTAATGTAGCTCCGGTATTAAGTTGTTTAACACCTTCAACCATAGACATTTCTAGGTAGTCTTCCCAACGTAATCTGTTTTCATGCTCAGACTTCATATACCACAAATATCCAGAAGCTCCGTTTTCAGAAGTTACTTCAATCCATCCAATTTGTGCTGTATCAGAACCGTTAATTGAATAGTGTTCTTTAAGAATAATTGGTGAATTAGTAAATGTAGCATAGCTAGGATCTAGTTTTTCATCAAAGTTACCAGTTCCTTTTGCAAATTCAGATCCATAAGCAAGAGCTGTAAATCTTTGCGCTGTAGTAATTGCTGGAATTCCAGTTAAAGCTTTAACTTGGAAATAGTTTCCAGATACATTAGTTACAATACCTTTAATAACAGCTCCAGTTCCACCTACTGCAGAAGTTGCAGAAGATTGAGCCTGAATCATAACCGTTTGTCCTTTACGGAAATTAACAGCTGTAGTCCCTTGAGTTGTAATGCCTAAGCTAGTTGGTTGTGCTGTAGGAACATTAAAGTTCAATACAACTCCACCTGCTGAAGAGGCACTAGCAGTACCGGCGGTAGTTCCTGTGGTGGGCATTGTAGCCGCAGCACTTAAATAGATAGCATTTGCATATCTTGTGTGTAATCTGCCTTGCTCAGTCCAAATAATTTGGTCTGAAGTAGAAGGCATTTCTGCTGATACCATACGAAGGAAAGAACCGATAGATCTGTTTCCATATCTTTCAACTTCTTGTTCGTATACATCAGGTAAAAATTGTTGAGCCCACATGTTAAATGAGCTGTCTGTAAAATCAATATAGTTACCAGCATATAATGCTTTGCTTTGCGTTGGTTGCAATGCAGCTGGTACTCCACTTGTAAAAGCCATTTTTAATAATTTTTAAATTGTTATTTTCTCCATTTTATTCGCAATTTATCTGAAGAATCACTTTGAACAACTTTAACTTTACTATCACTTTGTGGAATTGGCGAGCCGTCTGCTCTTGGTGTCATATCAATATTTTTTGACTTTGCGGCATTTTCTTTTATAGCGTCGGCACGGCCTTGCTCGTAAAAATGGTTTGCAATTTTGTCGGCATTATTTGCTGTAAACAATGCTTTGTGATACTCCCCTGTTCTTTCCATAAAGCCGTCTTTATTTAAAAACGGCTGAATAAAGTTTTGAATTGATGATTGTGAACTTTTAATTTTTTCAGTATTATCAACTTTAAATCTGTATTTTTTTTCTCCAACTTTAAAATCAAAACCTTTGAAATTATTTTTGAAAAAATCTTCGGATTTTAGTTCAAACACTTCTTTTGCTTTTGTTGCTTTTTCTTCAAATTCTTTTGCTTCGTTATAAAACTCAAAAGCATTTTTATATTCCTCAGGCACTTCATTTTGCTTTCTTAACTTAAGATCAGCGTAGTATTTTTCTTTAGAATCATTAAAATAATTTTGAGCTTCAAAAAGTCTTTCTTTAAATGCAAGTTGTTTTGCTTTTACTTCGGAAGGCTCTGCCATTTCTTCGTCATAAGCAAACTCTTTTTGCATTAAAAAATTTATATCTTCATTGTCTAAATGAGGTTTTGTACTTTTTAAATATTCATATACTAGCGATGTATTATTCATTTTTGAATAGTCTCTATTTAGATTAACATAATCTTCTAAAGACCCTCCAGTATCATTCATAAAATCAACTAGCTTTTGAACATTTTCAGGTAGTTCGGTTCCAGTCTTTTCGGACTCTATAACCGCTTTTTCAATAGTATCTTCAAGTTCCTGAGTAACCTCTTCATTTGTTTTAGGCTCATCTTCAGTAATCTCTTCTAATACTACTTCTTCTTGTTTTTCTTCTTTTTGGACTTGGTCTTCTGTATTTTCGACCCGTACTTCTTCGTCCACTTTTTCGCTATCTCCGGGTGTTTCATCCACAGAAATCTTTGTTGTTTCTTGCTCTTGAACGGCATTATCTTCTTTTTTATTTGGTGGACTATCAACATTAACTCGATATACACCGTCTTCTTGAAAACCATAATTAGAATCTACTTCGCCTTTGTCTATTGCTTCTTGCAATATAGCGGCTTCTTTTTCTTGTGCTGATAGGTTTTCAGTTCCTTCTACAACTTTTGCTTCAATTTGTTCTTCCATGATATAATATAATATAATAATTTATTTTTTACTTAGGCTCAAACCTGGATAAATCAAATCCACCTAATACATCATTGCCTTTTGACTCAAAAGATTTTTTAGGTTTTTCTGTTCTAGGTGGCCCGGCTATAGAGCTAACTGATATTTTTTTATCAGCAATTCTTTCTTGTGTTTCCGATTGCTTGTCAACAAGTTCTTTTTGCGCAGAAAGCTCTAATTCTTTTAGCTTAACGTTTAAATCATATTCAAACTGCATTAATTCTTTTTTAGTTTGAGCTTCAAACTGCATTTTTTTAATAGCTAATTCATTTTCTGAAGTTGATATTTGCATTTTAGATTCAGTATTAATTTGTTGAGTTTGCGCTTTTGCTTTTTCAACTTCTATTTGCGCTGCACCTTGAGCTTCCGCTTGAGCTACAGCAGCGGCTTGAGAGGCTTGTTGATCAACCATTTGTTTTTTAAGTCTTCTAAACTTTAACAATTGGTTTGCTAATTTTATATTTCTAACTTCTCTAATATCAATAGCATCTTCTAAGAATATACTTTGTTGAGATAATGCTATTTGTATATTATTTTCTAAAGATTGTTTTTCTAATTCGTCTGGTTGCAAATCTAAAAATATACCAAAATCATGCAAATGCAGATTTTCTAATTCTTTTAGCGATCCTACAGTAAATTGCCCTAATGCACTTATAAACATTTCTCTAGTAGGATGGAATTCTAATATATCTTTAAATCTTAAAGAAATAGCTTCTGCCATTGTTTTTGTAATAAACATACTAGAATCTAATATATGGCGCGTTGCAACATTACTATTTGCAGCCGCCATTTTTTGTACGCCTACTAAAGCTTTAGGGTCTGGGTCAGAACCATCTCTTGCTTCATTTAAACCGGTAATATCTCTAATCATTTGCAAGTATTGATTATACGCGCCAATTAATAATTGCACTTGATTACCACCACCGCCTGGAAGTTCTTGAATTGGAACTTTGCCAGGGTTTGGATCCCCTTCAACAGTTAACGATCTACCAATTATAGATCCTGTTTGAAAATACATATTTAATGCTTCTTGAGGATTATAGCTTGTGCCATTACCTAAATCAATTTCTGATAAACCATCAGCATCAATATATACCCCCGATGGAGTCATTCTTTGAATTGATTGCTGCAATTTTAAATGTGTTAATTGTATTAGGTCAGCATAAGGAGTCATTTTAGAAACTAATGAATCAATTTTACCCTTATACATTCTAGGAGCTGCTACCACATAATTCATCAATACTTTATTAGCATTAGATTGTGGTCTTATCATATTAGTTGCTTTATTCCATTTTAATAATTTATTTGCACCTAATATATATACACCTTCATAAATTACTTCTTGTGCTTTAGCAACTTTTTTGAACCTTGTTCTTTTATCTTTAGGAGGGTTAAAACTATCATCTTTCTCAATAGCCTTCTCCGCACCTGACGCAATTTCTTTAATTTTGTAAACATTATTTTCCCAGGTTTTCCAATTAAAATATAATATATTTACATTATTACCCGAATAATCGTTAGTGTCTTCTATTGAATAGTTTGTTCTGTAACTATTCCATCCTTCACTTTTTTTACTTAAGTCTTCTATATCTTCATCAGATAATTCTGGAAATTGTTTTTTTAGTTCATTTATTTTAGCCGTTTTAACTTCACCAAAATAATAACAATCTTGAAAATAAGGATCTTCTGTATATGACCAAACTAAATTAGCAGGGTCAACATAATTTAATTTAACACCA